GTGCTCTAGCTACTGGTTCTACTGATAATATTAGATGGGAAATCGTTTCTCCTAATACAGCATCAGGAACTTTCTCTTTGTTGATCAGACAGGGAAGTGATACAAATAACTCAAAAACAGTATTAGAAACATGGACTAACTTATCATTAGATCCTAAAGCTTCTAATTATATTTCAAGAGTACTTGGAGATCAAACTCAAACAATCGCAACAGACGGAACTACTTACTACATCCAAACTAGCGGATCTTACGCTAATGCTTCTGCTTACGTAAGAGTACAGAGTGTTAACTTCCAAACTCCAAACTACTTCGATAACACAGGAACTGCTAAAGCACAATTCACCGGTTCATTACCGATTGCTTGTTCAGGTTCATTCAACGGAGCAGCAGGTACTCCTTTCACAGAAAGAGTAGGTAAATTCTACGAACAGGCTGGTTTAACTGCTAATGCAGATTCTCAAGGTGTTACAGGTAGTGATTACACAGTAATGTTAAACTTACTTGCTAACGCTGACGAATATAGCTACAACGTAATTTCAATGCCAGGTTTGAACAGAGTTAGTGCTGCTTCTCAAATTACAACAGTAGTAACAAATGCACAGAACAGAGGTGATAATATCGCAGTTGTTGATATGGTACCCTACGGAACTGCTTTAGCTTCTGTAACAGGTCAAGCATTGGCAATGGATACTTCATACGGTGCAACTTACTGGCCATGGGTACAAACAGCAGATCCAGATTTAGGAAATAACGTTTGGGCTCCTGCTTCTACTTTGATTCCTGCAGTTTATGCATTCAACGATAACTCATCTGAGGCTTGGTTTGCACCTGCTGGATTTAACAGAGGTGGATTATCTACAGTAGTAAGAGCTGAAAGAAAATTAACTCAAGGTGATAGAGATTCTTTATACCAAGGTAATGTTAACCCAATTGCTACTTTCCCTAACCAAGGCGTTGTAGTATTTGGTCAGAAGACGTTACAGAAAAAAGCATCTGCTTTGGACCGGGTAAACGTTAGAAGATTGTTGATCACAGTTAAAGATTACATCTCTCAGATTGCTGATACTTTAGTGTTCGAACAAAATACTTTGGCAACCAGAAACAGCTTCTTAGCTCAAGTTAACCCTTACTTAACTTCAGTACAGCAGCGTCAAGGTCTTTATGCTTTTAAAGTAGTAATGGATGACTCTAATAACAGTGCTGATGTAATCGACAGAAATGAGTTAATCGGTCAGATTTATTTACAGCCTACCAAGACTGCTGAATTCATCTATCTAGACTTCAATTTAACACCAACAGGAGCTACATTCCCAGGTTAATAGATATTTATAACTGATAAACATAATATAACATGGCAGTATTACAACCTAACGAAATATTCTTCACCGCCTTTGAACCCAAAGTAGCGAATAGATTTATAATGTACGTGAATGGTATTCCTTCATTCTTCATCAAAGGTGTAACCGGAGTTGAAGTAACTGCAGAAGAAATTACTCTAAATCACATCAACGTATACAGAAAAGTAAAAGGAAAATCTAAGTGGTCTGATATTTCAATGACCCTTTACGATCCCATTACTCCTTCTGGTGCTCAAGCCGTAATGGAGTGGGTACGTCTTCACCACGAATCAGTAACCGGTCGTGATGGTTATAGTGACTTCTACAAAAAAGATTTAACTATCGACATCTTAGGTCCTGTAGGTGATATCGTTTCAGAGTGGGTAATCAAAGGAGCATTCATCAAGTCTGCTAAATTTGCCGATCTAAACTGGGATACTGATGCAGAAGCACAGAACATCACCTTGAACATCGGAATGGACTACTGTGTATTGAACTACTAATCAAAATTAACCTTAAAGAAAGAGCCCTCCTATTTATTAGAGAGGGCTTTTTTATTACATGAAACTCATAGATATCTTAAACGAACTGGTTATGCCACCGGCTTTAAAAGCCAAACAATACGAATTAGAGAAAGACGGCTATACAAAAGTAGGAGGTGGAGATAATGGCATTGTAATGGAAAAAGGATCCGACGTAAAGAAGCTTACTACGGATGTTGATGAGCTAGAACACGCTGAGAAACTGTTAAACCATTCTTTCTCATGCATTATCCCTATCTATAAAGTAGAGAGACTGGCCGGAGGTAAATCTGGTATTATTGATATGACAGATGCCGAGCAGTTAGCCGAGCAAGAAAGAGAAGAAATCTCAATCAACGGAACTAAGGCAGAAGATTTCTTAGTGTACGGGGAAGAGTTAGATCCTAATTTATCAGATAAATTAAAACAGTTTTTGATCAGCTTAAAAGAAGCATTTAAAGAATCAGGTATTGATCCAGATGAGATTGATTGGTCACCTACCAACGTTATGAATTACAAAGGAAATTACGTTCTAGTGGACGTATAAACCTAATTCATATATATTTATAATAGAATAGTTATAATCAAGAAGTATATGTTAGAAAACAAAATCCCAACCGAAACCGTTGAATTACCTTCAAAAGGTTTCTTTTACGAAGAATCAAATCCACTCTCTTCCGGTAAAATTGAAATGAAGTATATGACCGCTAAAGAAGAGGATATACTTACAAATACTGCTTTAATTCAAAAAGGAACAGTTATCGATGAAGTGGTAAAATCTTTAATTGTAACGAAGATTAATTACGACGACCTTTTAATTGGAGATAAAGATGCTTTGATGATTGCAGCTCGGGTATTAGGTTACGGAAAAGACTATACTTTTAATTACGGAGCAGAAACCTATAATATTGACCTTTCAGCAATTGAAAATAAGCCTTTTGATACTACAAAACTTACAAAAGGATTAAATGATTTTGAATACACTATCCCTGAAACAGGTAATAAACTAACTTACAAGTTCTTAACTCACAAAGATGAGAATTTAATTAACAAGGAACTTGAAGGTTATAAGAAAATAAACAAAGACCTAAACCCAGAACTTTCAACTCGATTGAAGTTTATGATTGTGGCTGTGGACGGTAATAGAGATAAAGGAACTATCAGTAATTTTATTGACAATTATTTCTTTTCTCGATATTCTAGAGAGTTTAGAAAGCATTTAAAGGAAAACCAGCCTGGAGTAGATCTAAAGTTTACCACCAATAGCGGTGAGGAGGTCGCTATCCCAATCGGGATTACCTTTTTTTGGCCTGACTTTGAATAATGCACCTCAGGCAAGACTAGCTTTATTCACTCAAATTCACGAAATATGCTTTCATGGCCAGGGTGGCTATGATTGGAATACTGTGTATGGTATGCCGGTATGGTTACGAATGTTTACTTTTAATAAAATAAGAGAGTATAACGAAAACCAGAATGCCGCTATGAAACAAGCTCAATCTGGTAAACCAAACTCATCAACTTTAGTAGATTCAGAAGGGAATGTTAACAAAGATCAATTTAAAAAATTGACTAATGAAACACTTATGAATAGAAACAAGTCTTGAAAATATTTATAAGTAATCCTTTCGGGAAAAATCTATGGCAACTCTTCAAGAACTACAGCGACTTATACAGGAATTAGAATCTAAGATTAATACCTTAAGTCCGAATAATGCCGGTTTTAAGCAGACATTAGATTTACTGAAGCAATCTTCTACAAATGCTAGTAAGGTAAAAGAAAATATAGATGCCGCAAATCAATTACTAGTTAGTGTTAATAGAAACATAGAAGACCTTAATGACCAATTAGGATATACTTTTAAGTCTTTTCAATCTATTGTTAATGAATTAACTCGAGGTAAAACCAATATTGGTAATATTAATAAAGGAGTTAAGAGTTTAACAGACACGACTCAAAAGCTTGTTAATAGACAAACCGAATACGGTAAATTAACTTTTAAACAATTAAAAACTTTAAGAGACCAAACCTACTTAACTTTTGAAAATTTAAAAGCAGAAAGGTTAGTCTTAGAACAACGCATCCGATCCGGAACCTTATCAGACGAACAGCTGGTAGTAGAACGGATGAGAGCAACTGAGTTAGATGGTATCTTACATGCTAACATTGGTCTTGAACAATCCTTAAAGAACCAGTTACTTTATGCTCTACAGGAACAAAAAGCAATTGAAGAAACTCTTGGACTAACAGGCGGATTATTAAAAGCACTCTCTTCCTTACCGGGCCTTGCATCTATATCACAGTATTTAAATGTTGCAGAAGCTACAGAAGAGATGGAGAAATTCTCTCAGAAGCTTATTGATGCAGTAAAAGAATCAGATGGATTTAAAGGTAAATTTGCCGCACTTCAAACTGCTCTAGACATCGAAAAAGATGATGTTGCAGAAATTGATGAATTATTAAAAGATGTAAATCTTACCGAAAGTAAAAGATTACAATTACTTACAGTTAGAGAGGCAAAAGAAAAGTCTATCAACGACCTAGTTGCCCAACAAGCTAAACTTAATAAGCAAGCTACCGAAGTAGCTAATAA